TTCCAGGTATTACTCCACAAGGAGGTGACACCTATTTTGGATCTGATGGAACTGCAGGTGGAGCAACTGACATTGTGATACAGAGTTTAACTGGGTCTTTAAATGAAACTATAGATATAATCGCTAGTTCAACTACTGAGCCTGCATTATTCCCTAACCAAGTATTAATAAAAGCACCTAACACAGCTGCTACAGTTGGTAATTATCTAGTACACGACGACGGTACAATAAGCGGGCACTCAAGGTTAACAAGAATTAACTCTGTTATTGGTGGCGTAACAACTGCTGACTATCCTACGATTCCAGCTAGTGAAACTGCATTGTTAGTTGAATGCCAAAGCGAAATCTTAGTTAGGACAACACCTAACGCATCAGTGGAACTTTACTATCCAATTGATGAATGGGTACCTAATTTAAATATCTTTACTCTTGATGGGTTTTCATTAAGATCAGGGTATAGCGTACCGGATGGAACTAACGACAGACAAAACGAAATCTTAAATGATACCTTAAGCGGTACTAATTTAAGAAAAGCGTTAACTGACAGAGATGTTATTAACTTCCGATATGTAGTAGATACTTTCGGTAATGGTATCGAATCTGGTTCAAAAGCAATTTACTTTAGTTTATGTAAGGACAGAAAAAATGCATTAGCAATTGTGAATGCACCTTCTGCTGAAGATTTTAAAGATAGCACTGATCCTAAATTCACTGATGCAACTGGAGCTCTTTCTACTAGATTTATTTCTGAAGGCGGAGACTTAAGTTTGAATCCAACAGTAAGATACTCACTGCCGTCTATAACGCAAGGATCAAGTTTTGGTTGCTTCTATTTCCCTTATATGACTGTAAGAGATCTTGGAAGAAACATAAACGTTCCACCTGCTGCATATGTATCTAACAACTATATAGATAAATACGCAACTGCTTTACCTTGGTCATTAGTGGCTGGAGTTCGAAGAGGAGTAGTTGGCGGAAGTGGAGTAGTTGGTTTAGAAACAAACTTAGATAAAGAAGATAGAGAATATTTAGAGCCATTCGGATTGAATCCGATAGTATTCCAAAGTGGAACAGGACCTACTATATTCGCAAACAAAACTGCACAACAAACTATTAAATCTGCATTAAGTTCAATTAACTGTAGAGAGGTTGTAATTTACATCCAAGATGGTATCGAGGCAATTTTGAAAAACTATTTATTCGAGTTTAACACTGCGCAAACTAGATTAGAAATAAAAACCTTAGCTGATAACTTCCTATCAACTGTTCAAAATGATGACGGTGTATTTGATTACAAAAACGTAATGGACGAAACAAATAATACACCTGAAGTTATAGATCAGAACATTGGTATACTTGATACTTATATCGAACCTGTAAGAGGAATGGAAATTCTTGTACAAAGAACAACAATTCTTAAAACTGGTGCAATAAGCGCAGGTAACTTCGCATAGGAAAAAGAATAGGAATATATAAAAAAAGAATATAAATTATGCCTTTACCACATTTTACACAAGCAAGAGCGAGTACACAGAGATACGAGCCAATACAGCCTAACTTGTTTGAGGTAACAGTATTTACTCCAAATGGAGATGATACAGGATTGATCCTTGAACACGTTAGAACAATTGGAGGTTTAAATAACTTAAACCCTGCTGTTGAAGCAGTAGGTCAAAAGTACAAGTTTGCTGATAGATCATATGCTGGGATGCCATCTCAGACTTTCGTTGATCTTTCAATGAACTTTACATTAAACCTTAACGATGCAAATGAAAACTACATCTACAACACTTTCCGTAATTGGTACAAATTGATTTACGATCCATTGACCGGAGAAATGACCTTGAAAAAGGACTATGTAGGTAGTATGATTATTGTACAATATAACCGTGCTGGTGATATTTTCAGAAAAGTTACAATTAAAGATTGTTTCCCAACTGGACAGCCTGCTTGGGTTGATGAATTAAACTACGAAACACAAGATCCTGCTGAATTGACAATGACTTATCGTTGTGATCACTGGGTTGACGAAAACGTAGGTGCTTAATTTAAATAAAACAAAATAAAAATTATGGTACTAAAATTTAAAGATTTCGTTAATGAAGAAGTTATTAACGAAAACCCAGCTATTGCTGCTGTCGCTACACAAGTTGCGTCTGATATGATACAAAAGAAAATGTCAGAAGGATACGGTATTGACGAAATGGTTGAAATGGTTAAGGAAGGAGCTAAATGCTACGAAGAAGACGACTACGAAGAACATACCGCTGAAGGGTATATGAACGAAGTTTGTGATAAGGTGCATGAAGCCGTATCCTCTATGGCTAAAAAAGCTGATGCTGCTAAGGCAATGGTGAATACTAAATCGGCTCATACGCAAGCATTCTCTACATCTGGTAGTTAATCATTTAACTAAATAAAATACAATTTAAGAATTGGGGAGCAATCCCCAATTTTTTTGTCATAACACTAATATATAATATAGAATAAATAATCTAAAATGGTAGTATACAAAATCACAAACACTAAAGACGGGAAGGTTTATGTAGGATACTCGCATAATGACAACCCTAATAATCTAGGAACAGGTAAATATATCAAAAGAGCAGTCAAAGATTTTGGTGTAGATTACTTTGAAAGAGAGGTTATTAAAGAATATGAAGACACTGCATTAGAAGATGTTTTAACAGACGTTGAATATTGGATAAAAAAATATAAGTCGGACAATCCTACAAATGGTTACAATGAACCTATGGAAGAATGTTTACCGCAAAAAAGAAGATTAACAAAAAAGTTACAAGTGTTAATCACTCCACAAGATGAGGAATCTTTGAATGGTATAATTATACGTAATTCAATGGAAAGTGGAGCAAAACCCATCTCTATATCAAAATATGTAAGGGAATTAATAAAAGAACATATAGTAACTCAAACATCAAATCAATATTAAATTAAACTAAAATGAGCGACAAAAATCAAGAACACGAAGAAAACCTTAAAAGAGAATTCGATAAGGCAGAAGGTTTGGATAACGTTCAAGATGTTTATGCATCTGACGAAACACAAACAACACCAGAAGGTAAAGTATCTTCTTTAGGTAAAGTCGATCCAACTAAAGGTCGAGGTATTACAAGACAAGATGATCCAGAAATTCAAAGATTGCAATCTTTACAAGGGTACTTAGAATTTAATTTAGATAATTTACCATCAGGTGGTAGATTCTATAGAGAAGATTTGAGTATTCATATTAGAGCAGCAAGAGTTGGAGAGATTAGAGATTTTTCTACTATGGATGAAAATAACATTAAAGATGTTGACGAAAAGCTAAATGGAATATTACAAATGTGTACTCAAATTAAATATGGTAAGAGTATAGGTTCGTATAAAGATCTTTTAGAAGAAGATAGAATTTATTTAATTTTATCAATTCGTGAATTAACATTTAAAGAAGGTGAAGCAAAACTAATGATTCCTGTAACGAAAGTAGAAGGAGATGATAGTATGATTAAAAATAGACCTGAAAGTATTGAATTAAAAACTTCAAATTTTGAATTTCAAGAAGAGAATGAATTAACTGCTAAATACTACGACCACGAAGGGAAATGTTTTTCTATACAGACTAAATCTTATGGAACTATTAGAATGGCACCACCAACAATTGGTGTTATGAGAGCTATAACCGGATACATTCGTAAAAAGGAAGAAGCAGGTAAAAAATGGGATAGATCATCTTTACAGATATTACCTTACATTCAGAGAGAATGGAGAGGTTGGGGAGATAAAGATATTTTTTCTGCGATTACAGAATTCCAAGGATGGGATGCTGGTAAATTTTCATTAATATTTAGATTAGCGGAAAACATGAAAGTTGGAGTTAAGCCTGAACTAAAAACACCTATTTCGGGGAGCGATGCTTATGCGTCAGCTCCCCTGGAATTTCCCGACGGCATCAAATCTCTTTTCGTTATTCCAGATATCTCTGGAGAACTTCTTTAAGATTAGAGTACTGTTGATGGAGAAGCTCCATCTTCAGCCTTCAGAGTTGGACAGGCTACCATATTACGAATACGAATATACGGTAGAAATGTACAACGATATGCTTAAGGAGAGAAAAGATGGTGAAGACAGGAAGACTAGCGAAACGACTGATAAATACAATATAAATTCAATGCAACGTCAAGCACAGTCTCAAATGAAAGCACCATCAATGCCTTCTATGAGAATGCCTAGGCTAGGCTAATAAAAAATTTAAATTGAATGGCATCAGTATCATTAGGCGATTTAATGAATCCTCTTAAAAAGATAGAGGAATATTCTCAAAAAACAGAAGAGAGCATGTCTGTGGTTGTCCAAGTGGCAACCACAGGGCTTTCTATTCAAGCAGAAATATTACAAGAGTTAAGACTACAGAGCATGTATTTCATGGATCTATTAGGTCAGAACGGTGCAATATCAAGCGCCTTAAATATGAGTGGCGGTGGTGTAGCAAAGTCTAAAGCTGGTATATCTCTAAAAGACTTAGGTCTTGGTACTAAAGATATGGCAAAAGCTTTACTCTTATTTTCACTGGTACCAAAAAAGACTGTTAATAAGTTTTTAGACTTTATGGAACAGTTGGGTGAAAAACTAAATAACTTTGACGAGAAGAAAACTACAGAAGGAACCGATGCTCTTATGGCTATTGGTGATGGAATTTGGAGCTTTGTTAAAAAGTTAGCATTATCAGCATTGTTAATAATACCTGTAATACTTTTCATGCCTGTAATATTACTTACTGTTGCATTGTTTACTTCATTATTTGCTCTTATTGGCAGATTTGAAAAACCTATAGACAAAGGCGGTGAAGCATTACGTAGTATAGGGTTAGGGTTAGTATTATTTGGAGCAGGACTTCTTGTATTTACATTAGCTTCAATGGTCATATTAAAAAACCCAGTTACACTATTAGTAATGGTTGGTACTATTCTATTAATAGGAGGTGCCGTGGCTTTATTAGGTATGTTTGGCGATAAAGTAGAAGAAGGCGCAATAACGTTAATTCTTATGGGTGTAGGTTTAATTGCATTTTCATTAGGGTTTGGTTTATTTGCATTAGTTGCCAGCCAGTTAGAAATTAGTGACGTACTCATGATGTCTCTTGTTATAGTAGGCGTAGGATTGGCGATGGCTATCGTTGGACTAGTTGCTACTCAAGCTGCTATGGGTGCTATAGCATTAGGTGTTGCAGGTATTGCATTAATATCATTAGCCGCAGGCGTATTTCTCTTTAATCTTGCAACACAAAATATGACAATGGACGATGGCATTAAAATGGCAGCAGTGCTTGTGGGTGTAGGATTAGCATTCGCAGCAGTTGGTTTGGTTTCTATAGGTATTTACTTAGCTGCTCCTGCATTAATCTTGGCAGGTATTGCATTAATATCGTTATCAGTTGGTTTACTCATATTTAATCTTGCGGTTAAACAATTAGATTTAGAAGAGGATGGGCCTAAAATGGCTAAAGTGTTAGTTGGAATAGGTTTAGCATTCGCGGCAGTTGGTTTGGTTTCTATAGGTATTTACTTAGCTGCTCCCGCATTAATTATTGCAGGTATTGCATTAGTAGCATTAGGAGTAGGTCTTTTGCTATTCTCTGCAGGATATAAAGTTGCAGATAAAGTCGGATTGTGGGATGATACTGGAGACAAAGGAATTTTTGGTGGAAAAATACTTAAATTTGAAGCAGTGTTAGATTCTATAGCAGCAGGTCTATCAATTAACCCATTCACTGTTGCTGGGATTTTACTTGGCGCCCCTGCTTTATTATTAGGTGGTATAGCATTATCCGTATTATCGTTAGGAATTGTATTATTTGGAAAGGCATATAAATCAGCCGATAAGAATGGCTTATTTGATGATACTGGAGAAACTGGCTTCTTTGGTGGAAAAATACTTAAATTTGAACAACTATTAGATAATATAGCAGCAGGTCTTTCGATTAACCCACTGACTGTTGCTGGAATGTTACTTGGTGCACCTGCTTTAATTTTAGGTTCTGTTGCATTATTAACAATGTCTAAAGGAATTAAAGCATTCGGTAGTATGTATGCTGAGGCTGGCGTTCAGAAATTATTCGAGAAACACCCTACCTTTATAGTAGAAAGCTTTTTCTCGGCTGATAGACCAGGAAGTTATTTTGAATTCTTAATGGCAGGTATTGCTGACGCTTTCGATATTCCTACATTACAAGTTGCAAAAATGTATGCATCTGCTCCTGCTTTAATTAAGGCAGGTAATGCAATGATATTAATTGCAAAAGGTATTAAAGGGTTTAGCGATGTAATTAAACAAGTTGAAGGTGGAGATCTGAGTGCAATAACAGCAAATATAACGGCTGTTATTACAACAGTATCACAAGCATTCGGTGCTATTGGTGGAAAGAAAACTGGAGGCTTAGGCTCTAGGCTAGGAAGTTTCTTTGGCTTTGGTGGAGATATCCCTGGTGCTATAGGGCCAGATGGAAAAGAAATGTATTCACCTGATGCTGTTAAGAGAGGGATTGAATCTGTATCAGGTATGGGTGAAATTCTTGTAAGTGTTGCAGAAGGTGTTCTTGCCTTTGCAAAAATGGAGTATAAAGACCTTAACGGTAAAGTTGTTAAGATTGACGATAAGATACAGGCAGCAGCAATTGATAATGCAGGTAAAGTAATTTCAGTAGTTGCAGCAGCCTTTGGCGAAATAGGTAAAAAATATCCAGTTACCGATGACGGTTGGTTTACCTCTGGATCTAGTGATGTACAAAAAGGTATACAGGCTGTTAATGGTATGGGAAGTATACTTGTTAACGTAGCAGAAGGTGTTAAGGCTTTTGCTGATATGTCGTTTAAAGACGCTGATGGGAATGTAGTAGAAATACCTGATGCTGATTTAAAGGAAGGTGGTAAGATCATGGTAAATATTTCTAATGTTTTAGGCGCCGTTTCGAGAGTATTTGGATTTATTGGAGCTTCTTCTGATGGAGGGTACTTCTCTGATCCATCAGGTACAGGATACACAGCAGATCAAGTTAGAGAAGGTGTCGATGCTGTACAAGGTATTGGTGGAATTTTATCTGGTGTTGGTGCAGCAGTTAAAGCATTCGCAGAAGCTGACAATCCTGATACCAAACCTATCACAGACTTTATCATAGACGTTGTTTCTGCAATAACAAACTTAGGTGGTTTTGACGTATTCACTGTTGAAAATAATTCTGATCTATTAGCTAAAGTATTCGATGGCATAGCTGAAGTTGCAGAAAAGGCAGATCCTTTTGAAAAGGTCGCTAAGAGTATGGGTGAACTTAAGGATAACATTAATG